TCGCTGCCCCACGTGCCGATCCACATGGAGGTGTTGGTCGAGCCGGTGCCGCCGCCGTTGAGGACGTTGGCAGCGGTCTGCGACACGGAAGTGTCGAGGCTGGAGTAGCGGGCCGCGAGGCCAGTGAAGCGATCAGGGTTGATCGTTTCGTTACCATAGATCAAAGTCGTGGCCATCTGCTGGGACATGCCCTGCAGGAAGGCGCGCGTTTCTGACATACGGAAGCTGGCGGTATTGCCGTTGAGGTCCGCCACGTCCTTGTCGATCTGCGAGTAGGTTTCGAGGTTACCCGTCGCGTCGGTGATCTGGGCCGTGGTGGACTTCGCGTTCGGGACGCCGGTGTTGAGTTGGCGCCACGTGGCTTGGGGGATGCCGGTGCGGACCGTGGTCCGGTGGCCGGTCGCGAGATTGCCCTCCATGACGAGCATGTCATCGAGGATTTCGTTCGTCTGAGACAGCAACTCGATAATGGCGGCGATCGCCATGTTCTCGGTTCGCTTGGCCCAGTCCGCGTAGGTTAACACGGTAGAGGTCTGCGTTGCCATTGGTTAGGCTCCAAAGAGGAAGTTGGGGGTGGGTAGTACACTCATCGGGTGATCAGTCTGGGCATAGCCGTTCGTCCTCTTTGAGGCCAAATCACTCGGGGAGATTGGGGTAGATAGCGGCGGCGAGGGAAGTGCGGCCAGCGCCGGGTGCAGCCACAGGCGCAGGGGACTGCGCTGCGGTTGGGCGGCCTTCGGTCACTTTCGCTGCCATCGCGTAGAAGGCTTTGATGAACGCCGGGTTGTCGCCGACGCCGGTGAGGTTCATTGCTTCGCGGAAGCCCTTGGAAAGCTCAGGGCCGAGATTGTCGATGGCCCGACCGACCGACTGGAGCACCTCCGGCTTGATCTGCGTTCCAGTGCCGATGGTCGTGTCGGCGACTGCGTCCTTGCGCCAGCCTGCTTTGAGATCGGCGAAGGCCGTGGCAGAAGCGTCGGCGGAGGCCTTCATCTTGGCGGTGAAAAAGTCTACGGCCTTCTGGGCTTTGTCCTGCGGTAGGTTCAGTTCCTTGAGCAGCGTCTCCGCTTCGGTGCGCAGTTCTGCGGGCATCTCAAAGCCTTCGGGAAGCGTGAAGTCCTCGTACTTCTCCGGCGCACCCTGCAGACCGTCGGCCGGGGGCTCAGTGAGAAGCGTCTCACCCGGCTTGGGTTCAGTTGAGGGCGGCTCCACCGGTGGGGTCGTAGTCTGCGGCGAAGGGGAGTTCGGGCTCGTCGGCGGAGCGTCCGGGTTCCCCTGCGCCAACAGGGTGCCCGCCGGTAGCGGCGACGGCGTTCCGGTCGGGGAGATCGGCTGAGGTGCTGGTTCGGTCATTGTGTTCTACCATCATCTTGAGGAACATGTCGGGGAGGTGAAGCATCAGATCGGCTAGCATGGCGAGGCCGCGAGCGCGGGTGCCTTCGTTGAACGCGGAGGACAGGGCTTCACCCGTGAAGGTGGAGGAGAATACGTTGGCTTCTTCCATCTGGCGCCAGAGCCAGAGGCGGCCGCCATAGGTGGAGGTCAGGTGGCGAAGCCCTTCGACCCGCTCGGTTTCGTAGCGCTGCGCGGACTTCTCGGCTTTGCGAACGTCTTTGATACGGGAGGCGTTTTGCTGCACAGTCATGACGGCACCCCGCCGGTGAGGGCTTGCAAGGCGTTGGCGCCACCACCCATGTCTGCTGCTGCAAGGTTCTTAGCTCCGGCGCTGAGCTGCTCCGCCATCGCTGCGTTCTGCGCGGCCTGCTGTTGGCGCTGGCGCTCCTGCCGCGTCGCGAGAACAGCGTCAATCGGCCGCATCATCCGCGGGTCGTTCTGCTGAAGCTTGGAGTAGTTGTTCATGGTGAAGTCGAGGTCGAACAGGTCCATTACCTGCGGGTCGATCCCGGCGAGGTTGCCCGCGAAGCCAAGGGTGCGCTCGATGCCTGCGGCGGCGACGGCCTCCTGCGTTGCGGCCAGCATGGAGACGAAGTTGATTGTGATCGGGCGACCGGCGATCGACGGCGGCGGGTCTGGGAAAATGCCAGCGCGGAGGCATATGTTGAACGCGCGTTCAACGATCGGCTTGAGGCCCTCGTTGTCGATGCGCTCGAACACCGGCCCAAGCATAATCAAGGCTTCGGCCTTACGCTGGTCGATCTCGGTGGTGGTGATGTTGGACTTGGTTTCGTACTGGGACAGCGGCTGGAACAGGTGGTTGTAGAAGGTGTACTTGAGCCGCTCGCGGACTTCGTTCAGGTCCTCGGTGATCTCGCCGACCGGGAAGCGGGTTTCGTAGATTGAGCTAATGCCGGGCTTGGTCGACTGCATCATGCCGTTGATGTAGTTCAACGCGCCGGGAAGCAAGCTCGCGGGGGTGTTCTTCATCGACGCGTCAAGCGCCAGCGGCGGGTTCACCATCTTGTCGATGGCTTGAGCCTTACGCCGGGTTTCAACTTGGAGTTGCTTCTGGTCGCCGAGGCCGTCCATGCCAACGCTGCGGCCGTAGGGATCGTTGCCGGTCACGTCCCAGCGGCAGGTGGCTTGTGGCTGCTCGAAGAACCCGCGGACTTCGAGGAACTTGGTTGGGGCTGGTGGGCCGCTCTGCGGGGCCTGCGATCCGCCCTTCTCCCAGTAGCACTCACGGAAGGCGAAGTGATCGCTGACGAACCCGCGGCCGTCGGAGTTCGGCTCTATGGCGTGACAGATGATGACCTCGCGGTAGAGGCCGGAGCCGTCCGCTATTTCGAAGGCGGCCTTCGTGCTATCGCTGACGTTGTCAATGCCCCAACGATCCACGATCGCCGCGATGGTCATGACGAACTCGCGGTAGAGCGTTGTGGGGCGGTAGGCGCCGTCCACGTCAACGAAGTACTCCCCGGCGCACGGAGTGTAGCAGTTGATGACTGTGTCGAAGTCCTCGTAGAGCAGGTTCGTGGCGGTGCCGAAGATCACGAGGTCGAGATACCATGTGGCCATGGCGTTGTAGAAGTTGCTCTCGTGGAACACCATACGCATGATGCGCTTGCACTCGGCGAGCCACAGTGACTCGGGTGTGGTGCCTGTGTCGTCGAGGTAGCCGATGGAGAAGTTGAACCATGGCCGGGTGGGCGAGGTCTTGCCACTCATCAGGCCCGCGGCGAGGTTCCGCGCGACGAGGTAGCCGGTGCTGTCGATAATGTGTTGGTTGATCGGCGACCCGCGATTGAGTTGGTTCGGGCCGATGAACCAGCGGTAGCGCCGCGGGAGGTAGAAGTTGGCAAGCTCGCCCCAGTGGGTCCACCACGAATAGCGGGTGGTGCGAAGGGTGGTGATCCGGCCGTTGACGTAGCGAAGATAGGCGGTGTTGCTCACTCGGCGCTCCCCTCGGCGGCTTCCTCAGCCGGGCTCTCGCTTGCCTCATGGGCACGGGCCTTGCGTGGCTCATCCCCGGGCTCCCTCGCGGGCCCACGGTTTGGCACTTGCATCGGGTCACTCGGCGAGGGCATAAACAGCCGCCCCTCGCCATGCAAGTCCCCTGCCGCCACCGCCAACCACACCGGGTCGATCTTCGGCGCAGTGCTAGGCACTCGGAGCCCGGCTTCGAGCTTTGCCTCCTGCGTTAGCTGGGGTGCGGCGATTGGCATCAGGACCCGAGGAAGGTTTTGCCGGAGCTTGCGCCCGGGCTGGTGGGAGCATTGGCCGTGGCGTCACCGCCGAGGAAGGTCGGCTGGGTAGATTTGATCTTGGGCTTGGTGCCCTTGATCTCGCCCACGGTCACGGGCTGGGGGAGAGTGGGAATGGGCTGGGCAGCGGGGCTCACGGCACAAGCTCCTCGAAAGAGTGGCCGTTCCAAAATACAGCGCGATACTTTGGGTGGATGAATAGGATCGTGGCGTTGTACACAGTCCAACGTGTGCGCTCCGCATCCCAGCCGGGCGGGAACGTGCATACGAACTTGGCGTTGAGCCGTGTCACGCTGCGCTCTCCATCGGGTCGTATTCGTACTCGGCCACAGCGGCTCGGCGGGTTTGGTGCGGGCCCCCGGCGAACTCGGATACTTGCAGCGGGTAGGCGAAGGTGAGGGCGAGGGCATCTGCGTCGTCCGGGGACTTCGCGCCACGCGACTCCATGTCCTTCTTGCTCTCCAGCACAATCTCCCCACGCGGGTTGAACGTGTAGTTCACCGAGATGAGTTGCTGGCGGAGGTCCGGGTCTTTCGGGAGGCAGCCTGTTTTGATCCACTGGCGCATCGCGCCCCACATCGCGGCTCGCTTGTTGGCGTAGCGCTCACCGGCGTTGCCTGTGGGGTAGCCTCGGACATCGTCTTTTCCTCCGGCTTGGACGTCCTCGCAGTGGAGTCCTCCAGCGCGGAGTTGGTCAACGACGCCACCACCGACACCCACGCCATCGACAAAGATGCCATCAGGCCGGAACTCGGCATGGGCGGAGACGACTCTGGAGGCCAGCTCGACCGTTGACAGTCCGTGGTAACGACGGCGGGGGAATGTCGCGGCGTCGCGGCCTTTTCGAAAATATAACACGGAAGCGTTGAGCCCGTACCGGGCAACGTCAACACCCAATGCGAGGGGATCGGTTCGATCGCAAAGCGGTTCCCTTGCCATAGCAGCGTCAACGTCTGCGGCGGAGATGAACTCCATCTCGCCGATGCGAGGGAACTGGCCAAGCACCCGGACGCGAACCCAGTCGCTATCATCGCCGTAAGCAGCAATGGCTTCGGCGATCTCAACTTTGTTCGTAACGCGGACATCACGGGAGTCAATCGCGTGAGTGGTCCAGCCATGGGCGTGTGGGGACGCGGGATCGAAGAGTTCACGGAACCTCCCGACGTTGCGTGTTGGGTTGCCGTAGACGAACCAGAAGATTTGGGTGTCAGCGTCGGTCAGGGCGCCTTGCGCCACCTCGAAGATTTTGTCCGGGATCGCCGAGCCCTCGTCGAAGATCAGGAGGATGCGGCGGCCCTTGTTGTGCATACCCGCGAAGGCTTCGGTGTTCCGCTCACTCCACGGCACCATGTCGATTTTCCAGGTGCTGAAGGAGAAACTTGATGGAAACGGCAACACCAACGGCGACGGCGACGACAACTGAAGCCCCGGTCGTGGAAACGGCAGCTGCCCCCGCAGCTGAGCCCACGTCGCTTATCGCGGAGGCAACAGCGCCTGGCGCTGCCGATCCCACAGCCCCCGCAGGGGCGACGCCGGAAGCCGAAAAACAGCTGGAGTTCAGCTTCAAGCCCGAAGACCTCAAAATTCCCGAGGGCTTTCAGGTTGATGAAGCCGCTCGCGACGATTTCGTGAAAATCGCGAATGAGTTCAAAATTACCCCTCAGGCGGCGGAAGCCCTTGTGGGACTTCAGGCAAAGTTGGTCCAACAGTCTGCGGATTCTTCCGAGAAGGCCTGGACTGACATGCAGACCACATGGCGGAATGAAGTGCAAACGCACCCGGAAATTGGCGGCGAAAAGCTGGAAGGTGTCCTTGGGGGCATTGGAAAGCTCGTTGACCAGTACGGGTCGAAGGAACTTCGGGAGGTCATGACTCTCACCGGGGCTGGCAATAACGTCCACGTTGTCGCTTTCCTCAACAAGATCGCCAACCAGCTTAACGAGCCTGCACCTGTTTCCGGGGCGCCGGTTTCGTCCAAGTCGTCCTTGGCCGATGCACTCTTCACCACCATGCAAAAGAAGGTATAAGCGATGACTGCTCTTGCGGCCACCCATCCGACGCTGCTCGACATTGCCAAGGTCACTGACCCCTCCGGCACGATCGCGCAGGTCGTTGAGCTTCTCAAGGCTCAGAATGAAGTTCTCGAAGACATGGTCTTCGTTGAAGGCAATCTCCAGACCGGCCACCGTACCTCGGTGCGCACCGGCCTGCCGTCCGTGACCTGGCGCAAGATGTATGGCGGCGTGCAGCCGTCGAAGTCCCGCGCGGCTCAGATCACCGATAACTGCGGTATGCTCGAAGCCTACGGCGAAGTCGACAAGGCCCTTGCGGACCTGAACGGCAACACCACGGCCTTCCGCCTGTCGGAAGAGCAGGCATTCATGCAGGCCATGAATGACGAGATGGCGCAGACGCTGTTTTACGGCAATGAAGGCACCGAGCCGGAAGCGTTCACGGGCCTGGCCCCGCGTTACAATTCCCTCAGCGCCGAAAACGCTGCGAACATTCTCGACGCCGGCGGTATCGGCACTGACAATGCCTCCATCTGGCTTGTCGTGTGGGGTCCGAACACTTGCCACGGTATCGTGCCGAAAGGCTCAACCGCAGGCCTGAAAATCCGTGATCTCGGCGAACAGACCTCGGAGAACATCGACGGCGCCAACGGTCGTGCGCAGATTTACCGCACGCACTATCGCTGGGATGCTGGCCTGACCGTTCGTGACTGGCGCTATGTCGTTCGCGTTGCGAACATCGACAAGTCGCTTTTGACGATGGACGCTGCTTCCGGCGCCTACCTCACCGACCTGATGGTCCAAGCTTGCGAACAGGCCGAAAACCTGTCGATGGGGCGCCCGGTGTTCTACATGAACCGCCGTCTGCGCACTTTTCTTCGCCGGCAGATTATCAACAAGACTGTCAATTCGTCGCTGACGCAGGAGAACATTGCCGGCAAGTCCGTCACCATGTTCGACGGTATCCCGGTTCGCCGGACCGACGCGCTTGCGCCCGATGAAGCCCGCGTGACCTGAGGAGCAATCACGATGATCATGGACTCTCGACTTGAACTGTGCGATGC